TGCCAATGACAAACTCGTTGTAGTTTGATTTCCAACCCATTGACGCATACAAGTTTGTCAGTCCTCGCCGTTGCTTTAACTCCTCCATATATGAACGTAGAAGCATTTGGAAGTTTTCCGTTTGTGACTTGTTAAAAAGAAGGATGCCTTGGTCTGCGATAGTGGTAGAGAAGTCACGGCTACCCTGTGCCAAATTAGCTTGGCGCATTACCAACTCAGTCCATCCAACGTGTGGACGATTCCACATGAAACGAACAACCTCATAGCCAAGTCCTTCATCCTTACCGTAGCCAACTGGATACAGGTCGAACTTGCATATGTCAATGTCTGTCTCATCAATCACCATCTTCATACCATCAGTGGTACGCTTAAATGGTTTCGGTACTGGTACAACTGCGGCAAGTGGGTCAACTAAAGCCGCCATTGATTTGACTTCAGCTAGTTGCGTACCCAATCTCGCAGGGCTACCAATCTTGTCCTTGAACTTACAACCCTTACAACCCTCAGGTCGCTCAAGCATAAACTTCTCGCACAGTGTTGGGCCTGTTGCACCGTTCTTCCAGTTCTCAATCTTGGCGGTTACTTCACTCTCATTAAAGTGTTCGTAGTCTTTACTCCATGCAATCGCAGTAGCAACTGGTTCTTGGCAGTAGGCGGCAATGCCCATCATCTTCCACCAAAATGGTTCGCTCACATCGTTCTGATTCTCAGCACCCCATTTAATCTGTTGGCATCCCGAGACTACTCGCTCTGCATTAGCAGGCTGATACTCATGCTTGACTGCTAGGTTATCCAACAACGTACTGTTACGTGTTGGTTGTGCGGGTAGCTCATAGGATGAGCCATGAGTAAACGGTTCGAGTACTGACCACAACTGGTTGTAGGTTACGTCAGGTGCATCACGCAACAACACCGCAGTCTTGCCACCCTTGGGGTTCACACACCCAATCGGTCTAAGAATACGTGCGCTATCCCCAGTCACACCGATGTCAGGCGTAAACCCTTTATCTAAGCAAGCCGCTTTCAACGCACTTGCCAATGGCTTCCACTGCTCAGGCGCAATCGCCGTATCAAGAATCCAGTAAACATGTAGCCCATTGCCCGACGAAACAATCATCGGCATGGGTAGCCCAACATCTTTGACGAAAGCAATCAGAGCCTTGGCCCCTTCGCTTGCATCAATGAACGGCTTTGGCTTTCCGTTCTTGCCGATACCGCAGTCAACGTCTATAGCAAGCACCTTCGTGCGCTCAACGAACTCCTGCTTCCTACGTTTCTCCGTGAATGTGGAGATGCCGTAGTACGTGTTTTGCCCTCTGCTGTTTAGGGCGAGTGCAACTTGTGCGAGTTTTTCTACCGAATCAAAGTAGCCATGTCTTGGTGCAGGATTGTCACCCTCAAAACTAGCTATGCAATATAAGCCTTCACTTGGTAGTACTCGCTGAAAGAATCTCAGCGTGTCCATTTGTTTCCCCGTTAATGAGGGGGTGGTTAGCCCCCCTTACCTCAATTAAAACGCTTCATCAATTCGTCTAGGCGTTCTTTTCGTTGCTTCTGTTCCATAGCAATGACATCAGGCGTAGGCCATTTGTCATCCACCATGATGGAGAGCAACTGTTTGAGTACCGTCCTGACTGTGCCATCGTTGGCTTTGCGGATAATCTTTCCACGCACCCAACCATAATACGTCATACGACTGACACCAAACAAGGAAGCCATGTCATTGTTAGTCAACATCATGTGCTTCCGTAACGCTTCGACCTTTACAAAGTCGAGCGGATTAGGCGTCATCTGCGTTCACCTCACCAACAAGTGCGGCAATCTCATCAGCCAATGATGCGGCAGATGGGGCAGACGCAGTAGCCTTAGCCTGTGGTGCAGGTGTAGGGGTGGCTACCTTTTTAGATGCACCAAAACCACGCTTCGGAGCGGCAGGTTCTTCTGCCACGGGGGTAGGAGCAGGTTCAGGTTGAGCCGCTACGGGTGCGGGCTTCGGTGCAACTTGTTGTGGTGAGGCAATCTTAGGCACTGCCGGGACAGCGGCGGTACGCAACTCACCAGTAATCTGACGTACTTCCTCAGTGCCAAACAACTTGTCAACTTCTTGTTGTGTGTCAGCATCTAAGAAACCACCAAAGTCAAACTTCAATTTGGGGAACGAGGCATCGGTGTCAAACGACACACGAGTACGGACAATCTCAGCAGGGATACCACGCAGAGACAACTCTTTCTGATACTTACCTAAGCCTTGCAATGCGGCAGGGGTAACTTGCAACAGGTAGATTGGGCCTGTTGGGTCATCCGCAGACACAACTGCTAAACGCTTTTGGTCAGAACAGGCTTTGATTTGTTTGCCTTGTGGAGTTACTTTGCTACCCCATGCGTTCTGTGGACAAGATGCACACAGGTCATTCTGTGGCTCAGTGGCTTGCACATCAGGGCCGACACCATCCAAAGAGAAACAGTCAGGGCTAGATGGTTCGCTCTCAGGAGTCCATGCCTTGGCGTACCAAGTCTTAGACAACCTAGGGTTAGCACCTACAACAACCACGTCAAGGTTTGTTGTATCAAGCACAGTCTCAGTACCACCTTCGGCAATACGGAAGCGAGAGCCTTTGATAGAGATACGTGCAGTGGTTTCACCACTACCGATACCACCTGCCAATGACTGGGCTAGGATAGATGGGACACCAACACGTTGTGCGAGGTGGGCGGGGACTTGCACGTTGGCAAGGGTAAGGGCGTTGCTCATAGATATTCTCCTTTAGTGAGCGGTTAAGTTTCTACACGAGTGGCAGGTTTGCGGATATTGATTTCTAGTTTCGTACCATAGTTAACTCCGGGGGGTACGGCTTTGTTTGCCTCAATATATCCACGGACGGCAATCTTACTGATGCGTTTTTCTAACATGTCAAATGCTTCTTGTGTCCGTATGAAATCTAATACGGCATCCCAATCAGCTACGTTTGCATAGTCAGTGGTAGTAAGGAACGCAGTGCCATGCTTGGTCTTGAACGATGTCACACCTTGCACGTCAGCTTGTTCTTTAATCCATGCTTCTAACTTCTCCATCTTGGCTTTGATGGTGGACACCTTGTCCTTCACCTCAGCCTCCATAGATTCCTTCTGCGACCTTAGCTTCATGTAGGTCGCTACTACATCATCTACTTGTACAGTCATAGTGTCACCTAATAGTCTGTTGTTGAATTAAATCAAGAAGCAAGCCTTGCAGTTTCTGCTTATTCTTTAGTCGTTCATACATCCTGTACTCAAGGTCTGTCGCCTCGATGTGGATGACGTTCGATACATGCTTCTTGCCGATACGCTCAATGCGCCCGTTTGCCTGAACATATTGTTCGTTGCTAGTTATCGGGCCATACCAGATGATTGTTGACGCACTCGTGAGCGTTAAGCCGTGTGCCATCGTCGCAGGATGGGCAACCAACACATGTGGATGTTTAGCATGTTGAAAGTCATGGAAGATTTGGTTACGCTTCGATGCGGATACCGCACCATTCACAACACCAACCGACCAATGTTTCGACAGTTCTTTCTCCAACATATGTAGAGTACCCGTCAGCGGTACAAACACAATCACCTTTTCCCCTGCTTCCTCAATGACCTCCTTTACTAAGTTCACACGGGGAGCGCAATCCAGTTCAATGTTCTGTCCATCATCACCATAGGCTACGCCACAGGCTATCTGAACTAACTTCTGAATCTTGACTGCTTCGTTCACTGCCGTGATAGTTCCATCGGCAGTCATCTCTGTCACAAAATGCTTGAGCATCTGTGAGTAATGCTTCTTCTGTTCCGCAGTTAACTCTACCTGTCGTGTCTGTATCACGGTATCAGGCAAATCGAAACACTCATCTCTTGTGTAACGTACCGCAGGTTGCAGTATGTGCTTCACAATATCAACGCTCTCAGGTCGTGGTACAAACTTCCACTGACCAATCTTCATCATCACCTGTTCACGGAAAGCCGTAAAGGTTTTGGTGCAATGAGGACTGCTTACTAACTTAGCCAATGCCCACGCATCTGTCGGGTCGTTAGGTGTAGGTGTGCCAGTCATCAACCACAAACGTGTTGATGGGTTAGCATCAATCCATCGGCGGAATATCTTGAACCTTTGTGTCGATGGATTACGTAGCACCGCCGCCTCATCGACAATCACTAAGTCGAACATACCCTTGGCTTCTTCGGCAATGATGTTGAACCCATCATGATTGATGACATAGAACTGCACGTCTTTCGACAACAACTTCATGCGCTTCTCAGCAGTACCATGCAACACCACAAACTTGCGATGAGGGAAACCAGTAAAGAGTGCGTCACCCCACACACGTTCCAGTGTGGACAGTGGAGAAAGAATCAGCACCTTCTTTACATGCTTAGTCTTGATGAGATAGTCAGCCGCCCATAGAGCAGACTGAGTTTTACCAGTACCAATTTCATTCAGCACTAACCCCCGTTGGTTCAACGTCAAGAACGCCGCAGTATCTTTCTGATGGTCATACGGCGTGTACTGTCCGGGCCAGTCGTAGTAATGCAGGATAGGAGATGGTGCATTGATGCCAAGATTGCGCAGAACTTTAACCTCATCCAACTTGTGTGGTGTGAGCACAAGCGGTACACCACGTAACTCTACGTGCTTCGCAGTCGGTATGCTATCAAGCACCCGATTGGGGTTATTCAATTTCAGAGCAAGTGTCCTTGCCTGTTCCACTACTACCATGTTGTCACCTGTCTTTTCGGTTTTCAATCACTGCGTTTAATACTTCGAGGGTTACGTCATCTGATACCACCATCCACGTACCCCCTGCTTTTTCTATCTGCTTACCACAAATCTTCTGCAACTCCGTTGGCTTGCCTGTTGCTGACTTCACTTCCACCCCAACAAAATGTCCATCAACTATGGCAATGATGTCGGGTATGCCTGACTTCCCAAACCCATTGTTAGCAGGGAAGAAGTACCACACATCATGCTTCTTCAAGACCTCAACAACCTTACGTTTTACCTTGCCTTCGGGTGTCATAGCACTCATTGTATTCCTCTTTACGTCTCTGTCAAGTTTTATTTTATTAGGTTAAACCCTAGCCGAATCACAGTCGTGTCGAGCGGGGCAGAATCTACATAAACCTGATGGCTTGGCAGGCCAGTTGTCGTGGTCAAGGCTTGTGTGAATACGTTGTATACGCTTCATCACCTCAGCCCATATAGCATTGACATCCCCCCGTAGGTACGTCTCGGTGTCAATCTCAAACGTCTTGAGCCACACCAATGAAGTCTTTACCATCGTCACTTCGGGGTAGTGCTTGAACACTTGGGCGGCGAACAGTTCCATCTGAAACTGGTCGGTCTTACGCTTACCTGTTTTCCAATCCATGACGTTAGCCATGTTGCCATTGATTACAAGGATGTCAAGTTTAGAACGTAGCCATGCGTCAGCATCCCACCAACCTGTTGGTGTAAGGTTCTCGTTCAGCACAAGTTCCTTCTCGATGTGCAGTTCACCGCCTTTGGAGATGCGTTCGACTGACGAACACAGTGGTTCGTAGTGTGCTATCTCTTGAGGCAATAGGCTATTCGCCTTGAGCCGATGTTCAAGGTACTCATGGATTCGTTCGCCGTACTTACTAGCCTCACCACCTGCATCAACAATGTCTTTGACAACACGCTGACGGAAGTAGCGGTAAGGGCAGTTCTCATACAACTTAATGGATGAGTAGGAGTGGCTAAGGCGCATAGTTTGTAGCCCCTCGGGGTGTCCTTGGGGTTCTCTGTTAAATTGAAAGTCCAGTGTACATCACTCGTGCATACGGCGCAAGATGTCGTACTTCAATATTTCCAACTGGGCAATCACCTCGGTCACAGTCTCTAGCTTAGTGGAGTAGCGCAGGTATCTGTCGTCAGCCTTGAGTAAGATAAGTACATCGCTTGCACCCCCCTCCTCGACCCGTGCCAGTGCTGATTGCAACATGGCAACAACTTCCTCTTTGCGTCTATTCCCTACTACATCAGTCAAGTTTGTTATGTTCATTACGTATCTCCATAGTTTTCTGCGTAGCCTGATTCACAAGCTACTGGTAAGTCGGCACACCAGCTAGGCGCAGTGGACATTACATCCACAAGATGTTTCTGTGCGTCAGTTGCATGGGCTACCGGGGCCGTGATGATAATCTCATCGTGTACTTGAAAGGCAACGTGATAGTGTTGCCCAATGTGTGCCATCTGTTCGGATATAACAATGCGAGCCATCGCTTGGATGATGTTCTCTGTCGCCTTACCCCCGTAGATTTTTGTCCACGATAGGTCATCGACCTGCCCCACAAGTACTCGGTCTGTCACTGCTTTGCGGTAGGTACGTGCATCACCGATGTATTCGTAGTTGCTTCCGTTCGCTCGCAGCGCAGGGTAACGGATATACAAACCGTTCGGCAGCCGTATGCCTTGCTCGTCATACTGCAACATCTTTGAGATTGTTCCTGTCTGCCTTGCCAAGATACCGCCCAGTGCGTGACCACACTTCTGCCATAAAGCAACAATCCTGTGGTTCTTCTGTCGGTACAAGCGAACGATACGCTCTGCCTCGGACAGTTCAATCTTTACACTGATGCCACCTTGCCCTATCTCTAGGGTACGTCTGAACTTCTCAGCCCCCATGCCATAGCCTAGCCCCAAGATACAAGTCTTGCCAACGAATCGCTCTACCTTATCTTTCTTGGTGATGGTTCGACCATACACTTCGGATGCAAACTCAGAGTACACATCTCGGTTCTCTGCGAACGCACTTAGTAAGTCGTGTTGTTCTGCTACCCATGCAATCATTCGAGCTTCTATCTGCGATGAATCACACGACACAAGAACTTGTCCTGTGGGTGCTTTCAATGCCCGCCGTATCGTGTTGTCACCACGAGCAGGTAAGTTCTGCAAGTTCAGCTTGTCACCCCCTGAGAACCTGCCTGTGTGCGCACCATAATAGTTGAGCATGATTGGCAGGCGACCTCGCTCGGACACACCAATCAAATTGAGGGTGCGAGTTTCTTCTAGGGTGGACTTCACGCCAAGCCTTGCGGAGACCGCGACCTGAACCTTCTCATTAGGATGCTCGAGAAGTTCGATGAAAGCCTTGTCAGTTTTCCCGAACGCATACGCTTCCTTACCTGTGCGTGCGGACACCTTGGTTGGTGGCTCGATTCCGAGATTGATTAGATACTTCGCAAAGATTTGGTTGCTCATCAACGTCTTGGTGATTGCTTCGTCACTGATACCAGTCAGCCCCATATCTGCAATCAAGGTGCGCTTCCGTGCCTTGACTTCCTCAAGATGTTTCTCTAAGAGTTCCCTGTCAAGTTCAATCACAGGCTCGGTGTACATACGTAATGTTTGGTCAATGACCATCAACTCACTGGTGGGAAACCCCTTGCTCAGTTTCTTGAACAAGTTGTAGGTTAATTCCACATCGTTCTTGCAGTACTCACCATACCTAGCCATCTCGTCAGGTGTGAAGTCTACTTTACGTTTACCGATTGCTTGGATAACTTCCTCCCCCTTAGCACCTAGTCCATAGTAAGTAGCAAGTGCCTTGAGTGAACCCCCCACAGTCATCTGATGCAGGGGTCTTGCCATAGATAAAGTGTCAAGCCATAGCTTAGGCTTGATGCCAAAGTGCCACGACAAGATAGCCCCATCGAACGCAGTATGGTGGCACAAGATTGCCTTGTCTTTGTAGTCCAGTGAGTTCAAGAACTTGGCAGGGTCACTGCCTGTATACCAGTCGGTCGGGTAGTTGTTGACCTTGATGCCTACCCCGATGACTTCAAACCTTGGGTCACGGATGTAACTCTCAGTGGTCATCTTCGATAGACTGAAGTCTTTGTCGTAGTACGTTTCAAAGTCTATGGTTACGATGTCCATATCATGTCCTTTCAATAATGCTCGTCATGCGTTTTTGTTTACGCTCATTCTCAACTAGGGCAACTGCTCTCTCAACATCTTTGACATTGATAACCTCTAGCTGTGCGTCGTGCAACTCAACCAATTCATTGAGTGCCCTCATCTCATCTGCCTTTAAAATAAACCTGCTACGCTCAGCCCCCCTACGGGATACCGCAAGCAACGCAGAACTACCTAACGTGATGATGTCTTTGTATTCAGTACCAAACCCCAAGCGGAACAAGGCTTCAGTCATGTTAGCCATGCCAATAAGTTTGTCCATATCATCTTTCTCTGCCTTACCTTGGGTCAAAGCAGTCATCGCATAGTGGTGCTTCAGCTTTAGATTGATGAGGGTATCGTCATACCGACCCAATGGGGTCATGCTTTCTAACACATACCCCACTGGATTGACTAACACTTTCTTTGGTCGGTACTTACTACGCTTACGCATCGTCTCCAGCCCATGCAGTTATGGCTATACAAGCGACAACAAACGTCAAGAGTACGGCAAACAAAATCCCCACGCTTATCAGCATGAAGCTAATGCCTGCCCACATTACTGACAGAAGTATGTCAATCATCGTTACCTCTTACCTCAACAAGTTTGTCGATGTAGTGCCGTGCCTTCTTGATGTCGTCTATCCCACCCTTGACATCACATCGTGCAAGATATTTGATTGCGTTACCACGTAGGAAACCTGCGAACTGTTCGGGTGTCATCCATGATTCCATAGCTACCCAAGGTTGTACACCCATGTTCTTGTAGTGGTCACCGCCTATCTGTAAGCCATCAGCTTTGGTACTTGGTACGAATGGCTTGCTCTGCGTTACCGCATCAGTGATTTGGTCATTGATACGACCCAACATAGACCCACTAAGCACACGCTTGCGTATCGCATACACCGATGGCATAGCCACCTTGAACTTAGCACCAACAACTTTAGGTACTGCACTTGGGTTTGCTAAGAAGTACTCTGCCACCTTCATTGATTTAGATTTTTTCATTTGTCTTTCCCTACGGAGTTAAGCCATGCACATTCTTCTTCCAACAACTTGACCCGTGCATGTAAAAGGTCAATGTCCTTCTGTTGTTCAGCCCATGAAGCATCCCATACTTCTTTACTCCACCCACCATCATCTTCAGTAGCTACGCTACCAATGAAATGGGAGTAAGCACCATCACGTTTGAGGGTATCAGTCATCACATCTCCTTAGGTTGTTTCTTTATACACACCGAACTTCCTACGTAGGTCAAGACTGTACGTAGTACATAGTCTATCTGCCTCATCTACTATTTCTTTGACAGATACTTGTGTCTGATAGTAGCCACGACTTACTGATTTGATGATACCTTTTAGTAGGTCAGTGGAACATTCACTATCTCTGATAGAAGTGTATAGCATATCTTGCCACGCATCAGTATCCCAGTTAGGCATGTCCCAGTCATGTCGGGATATACCCGTACGTTCTCTATCAACTTGTTGTAGTAAAGATTCTAGTACACCCATACGAGCACGTACCTTGATAGCTTGTTTGAAAGTACGCAACTGTCGTAGCCATTTAAGTTTGTTCTCTTGGTCTACCTCAGTATTTTTGAGTAGGGGTTTAGCATTGATAGGCTCATAAGTATTGAGGTCAAAGCATAAGCCATCAAATAGTTCATAGCCTTCTTGTGTATGGAAGTAGTCCCACGGGTGTGGGTTATCGTGTTGCTTCTTGTACTCCTCGTACTGTGGTGTAGGCTTGATGACGTACCTACCAGTAGCCTTACGTACCCATAGAAAGGGGATAGCACGTTGCATTGCTTGGCTAAGGGTGATACTACAACGTCTTGCGTCTTGTGAGGTCAACTTAAACGTGAACTTATTGTCAGGTGAGAACACACCTACCACGGCATTACCTAACCGCAGTTCGTAGTTACCCTCTACCTTAAACATACGTGCCCATGACTGCAAGGGTCTACCCTTCTCAGGGTTACGGCATCGTGTAAACCATTCAGCAACTTCTCCGTATGAGATTTTATCTGTACGCATAGTCATTCCTTATCGTGTTAGTTTGTTGAAAACAACTTGCGCTGTCAGAGCAGACAGGTCTACATCTACCTTGACTTCCTTCTTCTCACGCTCTACTACTTGGCGGTGTCTCTCCTTGTACTCCTCAGGTATCAAGTCCCATAAGGGTTGCCACATCTTGAGGGCAGGGGCTAGAGTTACGTGGGCTTCAATCACCTGTGTTACTGAGGCGATAAAGGCTTTCTTCTTATCAGCTACTGCTAGGATGTTGGCTTGGTAGTCAGCTATCTCTTGGGCTATATCCTCCCACTCGTTACCGACTAACTCATAGCCGTAGTAGTCCTTACCCTTGGCAGGTACATCGTTCGGTAGTTGGTTAGGGATAGCACGTTTGGCAGTAGTCTTGCAGACTAATCCACCAACGTCTTTGCCGTTGATTTTTGATACCTTCATCTCCTCTGTAGTAGAGAAAAAGCACATAGGTAATGCGTTCATAGAGGGTATGTACTTAGCATGTATGCGTTCATATATGCGGTCACCCCATGTTGAGTTGACATTACCCCTTGCCGCATCCATCTGCTTGTCGAACATATGCCCTGCGTTCTTAACGATTGCATCCTTTAATTCTTTTGAGAATCTTACTGTTGCCATATCAATCTCCTTCTTTGGTTAGTATGTCCAATGCTTTCTTAGCTTGGTCTAGTACCTCAGGTACATCGTACATTTCTGCGTACTCTGAGTCGGGTTGTAGTTGTTCAACACAATGCACTAAGTTGTGTAGTGCTAGTGCTACTACTTGCTTCTCGTCATTCGTCATTATCTTCCTCCACGTTTAGGTCATTGGCGATAACAGTTTCTTGTACCGCTTCATCACTCGTCAAGTAGTCGTACTCCTTCTCTAACGTACGATACAACGTACGCATATGGTCTTTGAATGTATCTTTGAATAGTGATTCAAAGTCTGCATGTACTCCATCAGTCAGTACTGCAAGCCACGCTTGGGACTTAAACTCTCCCTCGTATGGGCTGAACATCCTAGTGAACTCATCGTTGTCATACCCATCAGGCATAGGTAAGTCCCCGTTGAAGTTGGTACAGTTCTCGTGGTAGTAGTGACCACTGTGGTCTACCTTGAATGACCAATGGTTCTTAGCATGTGTGGTGAGGGTAGGGTTGTCATACCCCAACTTATTGAGGAATAGTTCCCAGTCCTCTACCCTACCTTCAAAGCAAGCACCATCACCTTGTGACCAAAACCCTGAGAAGTACATCTTGTCTACGTCAATGCCGTGTTCCTTCATGTCCTCCTTAAAGTTTTCATACACGCAGTCCCACCAATCCATACACTCAACATTGATATGCCTATACTTCTCAAGCATCTTGTCGGCTATCATTTCATTACCACCACTTCACCGAAGGGTGCGTCACCTTCATCAGTTGATACCCACAGTACAGGGTAGCTAGGCATATCACCGAAGTCATCACAGCACAGGTCGGTCAAGAACACACAGGCTACTGGCTCAATGTCATGCTCTGTGAAGTACTGGAACACAGGGCTGAAGGCAGTACCTCCACCGCCGTGTGCCTTGATGTCAAGGGTGTCATCTCTACCATACGATTCGTAGTGTGATACCTCGCTATCGAAGTACACCACATGGATTTTTGTAGGGTTGCCATCTTCCTTGATAGCGTTAATCTCCCCTGCAAACTGTGCCAGTATCTTGTCATCAATAGAACCTGAGCAGTCCACTGCAATGGCTATCTCACCGAGGGATTCACCGCTAATGCTAGGCAAGTACAGTCCTTGTGATAAGAACCTACGATTAGGTCTAGCCCATGAGCGTTCATCAGTACGGCACTTCTCGACAAACTTACGTAGGACATCACGCCAATCTACCTTAGGTGCAAGTACATCGTTGACCAGTCGCTCTAGTCCTGCACTCATCTTGCCCATCATCTTAGCGGCTTGTGCCGCTTGTGCTACACGTACCTTCCACTCGGCTTGCTGTTGTGCCTTCTCAGCAGGGGTATCACCGCCATCGTTGCAGTCATCCATAGCTTCAGTACCATCACCGCCACCACCTTCATCGGGTTCATCAGGCAACAAGTTGTAGATACCATCAGTCGTTTGGTTGCCTGCTTGGTACAGTTGCGGGTTAAGCAGTCCGAACGTAGGCATCTTGCCAATGCTTTCGTCAGTCAGCAGTTGGTTGATAACGTAGTCACCTGCCTTGTTCCATCGCTTGTGCTGACGTTCACCACGTCTGAAGTTGTGGTCAAGCATAGGGTGCATACACTCATGGGCTACTACGAACTTGCGTTCCTCATCACCGAATGAGTCCATGAAGTATGGGTTGTAGCCGATACGCTTGCCATTCGTCCATGCAGTACGGCATGTGTAATCAGGTACGAAGGGTAGGTTCAATGCAATGTTGCCAATGAAGGGGTGTTCAAGTACCAATGCGGTACGTGCCTTGGCAAGTAAGCGGTCAATACGCTTCTCGTCAGCAGGTGACATCGGTTCTTTGTTGGCGTGGTTAGGTACGACTGAGGTCATATCAAAGTCCTTTCATGAATACGGACATCTTGTCCATGATTTGCTTAGCTTCTACTGCCGTGTCACGGCGTAGGTCGGGGTCATTACGTAGTGCTTCAGGGTGTTTGATAAGTGAACCCTCCACTTGTGCTCGTAGTGCTTCAAGGTTGGGGTCATCCATGAAGTTCAGACGGGGTAGCAGGGCACACAACTCCTTGGTGTTATCCACTAAGGTGTCACGGAAGATAGCCTTGGGGTCTGCTAACTTCTCAGCCATGTGCTTTACTCGGTCGTAAAGTCTATCCCATACCTCCTTCATAGCTACAGTCTGTGCCTCTGTCACCCTACGCTCAACATCTTCTTGGATGCGTGTCAACTCATCGCTTGCAATGCTCACTCGGAAGTCGGTCGATGGCACTGGGAAGATAGCCATGTCAATCTTGAACTTACGTGCTATTTCCTGCTCATCGGGGTAGTCTGCATCGTTGTATAGTCCGTTGAGTAACCGCTTGGCATCCAGTCGCAACTGGTCGTAGTTCGCAATGAACTGGTCTACAAGGTACTGCCACTCACCCTTCTCCTTACGGAAGTCAGTCATGAAGGCTAGGTAGTTGGCAGAGGGAAGCATCTGCGTACCCTCCATACCCCAAGGCAATGTGTTCTCGTAGAACTTAGTGCGAATGTGGGTAGTCTTCTTGTGCACATGGTCAAGCAAGTCATTGGCAGGCAGTAACGCCTTGTTGTATCGCCCTGCTTGGGTTGATGTGCCGTAGGTATTGGCAACATCTTGTGTTGCCTTCTTGTCGTACTTGCGTGCTGTCCATTGGGATACGGATAGCTGTACGAGTAATGCTCTGTCGTTCAGATTCATAGTAGGTACTCCTTCTGTTGGTTAGGTTTAGAACAATACGTCTGAGTGCTTCATTGCCCACTTGGTAAACGCTTGCGTGTTAGCCAGTTCGGGTTTCTTACGTGCCGCATAGGACACAGTAAGCACTGAGAAGTCAGCAGGCATACGCTCTGCATAGGTACAGACTCTCTCGAAGTTGCCTTCAGTAGCACGTTCAGACAGTGCACCACTCAGGGCATACAAGGTAGCAGGGTCAGTCGGCACATCAGCAGTAGTCGGGTTCATCAGTACTGCATCAGGGTTAGGTAGCTTACGGAAGATACGCAGGAAACCTACGAACTCAGCCGCCGCACCTTCACCTACTGCACCCTTGAAGCACTCGAACTCAGCATCAGTAGGGCATACACCAAGCACATCGCTTACACCCTCAACCCATGAACGAGGCGTAGCGTTTTGGTCACGCTGAGCATCGAAGTCATGAAGCAATGCAGGACGGAAGCGAATGAACGATACGACCTCTGACCTTACGTTGTTGTCAAGTGCCCATGTAGTCCAGTCATCGAGATGGGTTTCTAGTTCCAATACAGTCTCACGATTACGCAGATGGGACAGTACTCGGTTAGCACCTGCTCGGTCTGCTTGCCTGTTGCCAGTAGAGATTACCTGCCACCCATCAGGCATCGGTGTGCCGTGTAGAGTACGTGCTTGACAGATGTTAGCCAGTACTTTCTGTAGGTCACTGCTTGCTTGATTGCGGTCATCGAACAACAGGATACCCTTCTCAGGTGCTTTACCTTTAACTGGAAACCAGTCAGGCAACTTGTACTCTAGTCCGTTGCCCTCTTTGGGAAACAGGATACCGAAGTCCTCGACAAGCATGGTTGGCATATGTCGTTCGATAACAGGGATGTCAAGTTCTTCTGCAACTTGATGCACGATGGTTGTCTTACCACCACCGGGGCTACCCTCGATACACAGCGTACGCTGAATAGGGAATGTAGATTTGATTGTGTCTTTAAGTAGAGAAGCTCGCATGGTTTACTGTCCTTTGTAAAGTTTATGGTCAATGCCGTAAGTGACGAAGTACTCGTCAGTTCTTTGGGTGATGTTGCTACGATGGTTACGTGCCGCTTGCTTGTCAGAGAAGTACATCGGTTGCTTCTGTTCATTGCGGACAAGTTGTCCACGGCTATCACGGATTGCAAATAGTCGCTTCATGTTTACTCCTTAGGGAAGTTGATAAATACACACTCGTTTAAGTGCGTCCTGCCGTTGGCATCAATGTAGCTTTCGCCACATCCTGCCATCCATTCGATGAGTACCACTGCCATGAAGGTACAAAAAAGCACCATAACTACGGCAGTTAGCACCCATCGAGTGATTCGTTTAAGCCATGAGTCCTTGACTGATAGCCCCATCGGTTTGATTGGTGTCAGCTTTCTCATGACATCAAGTAGGCGGCTAAGCCACCCATGATTAGTCCGTAAAGCATCCACAAGATGTATCGTTTCATGTTATCCTCTTTGGGTTAAGTTGTTTGAGATGATTGGGGTCAGTGATAAGCTCATACCCCTGTTTGTTGTTGCAAGCTACTGTAAACTTACGTTGCTTTGCTACTATTTCCCCACAGCGTAAGCATGTAGGTCGTGTCATGTTACGGCGTTGGGGTTCAACCCTCACGGCATAGCAGTTGGTACAGATGGGTAAGTGGTAGTCCTCCATCAGTAAAGTCTCCTTGGTTTACGCCAGTTGATACGGCGATAGCTGGTGTAGTCATCCCCTACCCTGCAATACTCAACATCGTAGGGTAGGAATACTGGCAGGTTGAAGATAAGACGATATAGCCATGAGTTTACTTTGACAATCATGTTGATACCTCCTCGTTAAAGATACGTTCTTTGGCTATGGACTGATAGCCGTTGTTAGCAAGACGTTGCATCCATCTTGTCGATAGCAGGATAGTGTTAGCACCCATTGGTCTAGCTTGTGACTTCTGCTTAGACGTTGAAGGGCTATAGCTATCCTCGTTCTCAAACCATAACCCCTCGGTGTATATGAACATAGGGTAGTGGTCACCATAGGAAAACACTGTGTAAACTTCGTGGTCTGCATCCATCAGGGAATAGATGCCGTAGAGGTTGCTACCCTTGAAGGGGTCACGCTCTGTAACGTAAGGTCTGCACTTGGCATTGGCTACACGAGGTAGCCCATCTAGTTGTGGGCTACTCATGCTACATCACCCCAAAGGCTGACTCATCACCATCGTAGAACCACTCGGTATACGAGTAGATGCTACCCTCAGCACTGAGGTACTGCCCATGTACTGGCTCATCGGAGGTGTCCTCCTCCAACTCAGCATCGTAAAGCGATAGAAAGCGTGTGGTTTGTGTCATGTCTACTCTCATCGAGTTATCTCCTATAAACATGTTGATAGAAAAGGCAGAGGGGTTACCTCTGCCGTGGGTTTAGAACAACTTCTGCTTTGGTGCACCAGTTGCAGTACCTTCCTGCAATACTTCCATACCTTCCAATGTTTCACACTTGATGTAAAGTGCACCTCCTGCTTGTGGTGGTGCTACTACCTTGAAGGTGTTGTTCTTTACACTACCACTGACACTGTGTATCTCAAAGGCAGAGAACGTGCCGTTCTCATTGACCTTCTTAGCAGTCACCTTGATGGTGAATGTTACTGGCTTGATGGACTTCTTCAATGTTGCTGTCTGCATAGCTAACTCCTAAAGTTGATTGTTTACATTACATTTAAGACACCACAGCGTTGTTGCTGGGGTCAGGACTAGATTGCCTGAACCTCGGAAAAACGCAAACACAGGCTGGGCGTGGCTTGGCGGGTGAGTGACCGCTCACTTCGAGGGGTCGGCTTAGTAAAGTAATTTTACAAGGTCAGCCAGTAATCCATCACCGCGAATACCATATCCAAAGAAACCAGTCAAATACAAAACTTAGATTGTTAGGAATACATAGAAGAATCAAGGACTTACGAGCGAATAATCTAGATAAGGCAAATAATCTAGTAAGGTTTGGGTCTAGAAATGTGTGCATATGGACGCCGCCTCCTTAACTTTACAGTCTGACCCCTAGATGAAAGGGTATATGGGTAAATTGTTTAGATTATTTAGATTATTTAGATTAACTCTACTACAAGATGGCTAAACACCAATGAAATCAACCACTTACTGGTGTCAAGTTATACCTTACAACAATCTAAACATGCCATATGGGTTAGATTGTCCATAGATTATCCCCATTACTTTACATCTTATAGCGCAAATGTGCCGTGCCTGCACCCCCCGACGTATGGTTTATATATAATACACAAAGAAAAAGAAAAGAAAGACGTAAAAAAACCCGCCTTTCGACGGGTTGGGTGGTTAGAACAGAGCCATTGCCAGCCACAACAGCACGTAAAGTACTGGTGCAATGATGATAGCCGCTACTTCGGGGTGGTTTTCGCAGAACTTTTCCATTTAAATCTCCTGTAAGGTTAGGGGAGGGAGCCTTTCGGCTCCGCTCCTTTGGTTTACTTCATCGTTATCCGTATATCCTGCATCGGGATTCCGTCGTCTATCAACTCTTGCTGGAACTGACATGCCTGTTTGTCACGTTTGAACCAGCGGAAGTAGATAGAATCGTTTTCTAGCCACTTGACACAGAACCGATACGGTTCTTCTTTACGTACCTTCATTGGATTTCTCCTCATGGTTTATAAAAAACCCGACTGCTGTCACCAGTCGGGGGGTTCGTTAGAACAACTTACGCTTTACTGCTACCTTCGGCTCGTCGCCTGTCAGGACTTGTAATCCTTCGAGACTCTCCGCTTTCAGGTAGATTGCTCCGCCTGCCATTGGGGGTACTGAGGTTTTAAACTCGTTACCCTTGACTGGTTGCTTCACAACCTTTGCCGTAATTCCCGAGAGCGTGCCGTTCTCGTTGATACGGGTGGCTGTGATTTCTACCGTCACAGTTACGGGGGCAATCGACCGCTTAACGGTCGGAGTGCGTTCACTCATGGTATTTCTCCTATCAAGTTTAAAGAACATCAGGCTTTCACCTGAATCGACTGCATCTGCAACCGACAAATCCAGATTGCCTTAACTTTACAATAATGTCAAATACGCCTGATTTCGGGGCTTGGGCGCGGTGCTTTTTATTTTTGTTTTTTGGGCGCGGTGCTTTTCGCTTTGGCTCATGGGGGGGTACATGGATTGCGTTTTTCTTGGCCCCCCCTGTATATAGTAAACCTCTTAAACTAAGACCCAAAAAAAGGAACGTGTAAAGTTAGCTTAATTTTTCCGCTATCTATTGACACAGCAGTAAGACACCGTGTTATATTCGCAGCATGGATACCCTACCACTACACCACACTAAGTGGTCAGATAGGCTGGCGTTCGACATTGCTCTCACACTAGAGGGCAGCGGCGAAACCTTGCAAGAGGTAATGACTCGCCACAAGATAGCCGCATCTGACATCATTTCCTTCAACGCCGACAAGGTGTTCTTGAAGAAGGTCGAACACTATCGAGGAGAAATCCAAGAAAAAGGTTTGACGTTCAAACTCAAGGCGCGTGCACAGGCGGAAGAACTCCTAACAACGTCTTGGATGTTGATACACGACCCTGCCGTATCCCCCGCAGTCAAGGCCGACCTGATTAAATCCACTGTGAAGTGGGGTGGGTTAGAGCCAAAAGTTGAAACGGGTAACGAAGGCGGTACGGGCGGAGTACGTATCACCATCAACCTCGGCAACACACCACAAGATGCTCGGACAATAGAAGCAGATACCACTGAGGTGACCGATGTCGATGCCCTTGAGTCTTGAAAACCTATTCGACTCAACCTACGAGGGGATGCGAGCCGCAAGGTTCAAGTCCGCCAGCGAAGCACACAACATGGAGACCAACCTGAAATGGTTGAATCTCTCCTTCAAGACTAAGATAGTCAAACACAAACGCCGAGGCAATGAGTTCATTGTCTTGCTGGTGGAGGCACACAATGCTTGATATTAACTATACACCTCCGCCAACTGGCAAGAAGTTCATGGACTCGGACAAGAAGATGCGTGTCCTGATTGGGCCTGTCGGTTCGGGTAAGTCCGTGACTTGCTCGTTTGAAGTAGTCCGCAGGGCTAGTATGCAAGAACCCAATGCCCAAGGAATACGCAAAACACGGGCGGCTATTGTGCGTGAAACTGCACGGCAGCTACAAGATACGACCATTAAGACCTTCTTGGATTGGTTTCCACCGGGGGTTTGCGGGCAATACATGCGTACGACCAAGACTTACTTCTTTAAAGTAGGGGATGTCGAGTGCGAGATTATGTTCCGGGCACTGGACGATGCGGATGACGTAGCCAACTTGAACTCCTTGGAGCTATCCTTCGCATGGTTTAACGAGTGCCGAGACATCCACCCCGACATTGTGGATGCGATGTCCAAGCGTATTGGGCGTTTTCCGTCGGCTAAAGACGGTGGCCCATCGTGGCATGGGATGTGGGGCGACACCAACCCACCGACTATGGATACGTGGTGGTACTACCAGATGGAGGGGCTTGACCCCAAGGATGGGGTGTCAGCCAACAACAACGGATGGGATGTGTTCAAACAGCCCTCCGGTCGCAGTCCTTATGCAGAAAACATCGAGAATCTACCCGATGGCTACTACGATACCCAAGGTCGCTCAGAAGAATACATCCGTGTCTACATCGACGGGGACTACGGTCTGTCGTCTGCTGGTATGCCCGTCTACAAATACTTCAGACCGGACTACCACATGGCAAAGGAGAAACTCCGGTTCATCCACAACGGTGTGCGCCCTGTTGTCATCGGGATGGACTTGGGACTTACCCCCGCCGCAGTCATCGGACAGCAAGACCCAAGAGGTCGGGCGTTGATACTTGGCGAGGCTGTATCGTTTGACATGGGTATCCAGCGATTTGTGCGTACAGTATTGAAGCCACTTATATATGAGCGGTTCGGTGGTGCACCTATCATTGTGGTGACTGACCCAGCAGGCGTGCAGCGGGCGCAGACCGACGAGCGCAGTGCGGTGGACATCATCAAGGCTGAGGGACTTAAAGTATTCCCAGCCAAAACCAACAACGTCAGTTCCCGGATTAACGCAGTCGATGAGTATCTGATGCGTCAAGTTGACGGAGACCCAGCGTTCTTACTTGACCCCGGGTGCACACAGCTTAAAGCCGCCATGATGGGTGGGTATAGGTTTAAACCCAAAGGCGACGGGGATATTGACAAGAACAAGCACTCCCACGTAGCCGAAGCCTTACAGTACCTGATGCTACATATCGCCAGCGTAGGGGAGGGTAGCTATACCCCCCAACGTCGGGACATTCGCCCTGTTGCATCCGCAGGTTGGACTTGATATAATGAGTTTGGTTTCTCCTTCACGCAGTTGTCACCTTTATCCCCGGGGGTTCACGTCCTCGGGGATTTTTTATACTTGCACTTTATTTTTGAGTGTGTGTATACTTCTTGTCATGCACAACCTACAATATGTGGTAAGGTGTGAACTAGGAGACTTCAATGGCAAAAGTTAAAGTTACCAAGACGTCGCAAATTTTCTCGGACAACGAGAAGATGGACAACAGTGGTCTTGCTGGAAAGCCGAGACCAATGGGGGTATACGAGTACACACCACCACCAATGGATATTGATGACATCATGGAAGTGCGAGAGTACAAGACCAGTAAGCGCCCTGATACGGATGATTAAAACATGGCAGGTTTAAATTTTCTTCGTGTAGTCTCTAACGCTGAACTCACCAAGCAGGATGAGGACGCAACGGCGCAGGCTTTACAAGAGCGACAGAACCAGCCAATGGTACTTGGCTTGTCTCAACACGTTCGTATGTGCTGGGATGTAGCGAAGATTGCCAAGAAGCCCATCGAAGACCAAATGCTGACCGCTATGCGTCAGCGTAATGGTACGTATGAGCCAGATAAGCTACGTCAGATTAAGCAACAAGGCGGTTCGGAAATCTACATGATGATTACCGAAGTGAAGTGTCGTGCTGCGGAGTCGTGGTTACGAGACATCTTGCTTGACAGCGGTACACCCCCTTGGGATATTGTCCCCACCCCGATTCCTGACTTGTCGCCACTTGACCGTCAACAGATTCAAGACACGTTTGCCAGCGAAGTGTTAACTATGCTGGAGGAGAACCAACAAGCTCCTAGCAAACAAGAAATGGCGCAACTCAAAGAGATGGTCTCACAGGACTATCGCTTTAAGATTTTGCAAGACGCACAGACCCGTGCTGACAAGATGAAGCTAAAGATTGAAGACCAGTTTGCTCAAGGCGGCTGGGCTGATTCATTCAACGACTTCGTTACTGACCTTGTAACTTACCCATGTGCCTTTATCAAAGGCCCGATTGTGCGTCGTCAACGTACACTTGGTTGGAAGATGGTTGATGGTCGTACGACTGTAGAACCAATTGAAAGACTTGCTCCTGAGTTTGAGCGAGTTGACCCATTCCGTATCTATCCTGAGCCGGGTATTACCCGCCTCGAAGATGGTTACTTGTTCGAGCATCACCCACTGTCTCGCCCTAACCTATCAGACCTTATTGGTGTGCCGGGTTACGACGATGACGCTATCCGTAGTATCTTAGATGAAGGCGCAGGCCCATCTTGGATTAACGAAGACGTGGAGTTGATTAAGAACGAGGAGGAGCGCAAGTACTACTCCTACATGCGTCCGACTGATGTGTACGATGCGCTTGAGTTCTGGGGCAAAGTCTCCGGCAAGATGCTTCGTGAGTGGGGATTGACTGAAGAAGAAATCCCTGACGAGGCTCAAGAGTACGATGCCAACGTCTGGATGATTGGTAACTACGTCATCAAGGCTGTATTGAACTACGACCCACTGGGTCAGAAACCATACGCTAAGACTTCGTTTATCAAGTGCCCCGGTGCGTTCTGGGGTAAGGGTATTCCCGAAATCATTGAAGACTTGCAGAACGTGTGTAACGCTGCTGCTCGTGCGTTGGTGAACAACATGGGTATTGCTTCCGGCCCTCAGGTCGAAGTAAACCTAGAGCGTATTCCTCCGAACGAAGACATCACACAGATGTCCCCTTGGAAGATTTGGCAAGTGACCAACGACCCTGTGGGTTCGAGTGCACCTGCTGTACGCTTCACACAACCAGACGATAACGCACAGACCCTTGTGGCTGTGTACGATAAATTTGCACGCTTGGCTGATGACCACTCCGGTATCCCAGCTTACCTTTATGGCAACACGGATGTACAAGGCGCAGGCCGTACATCGTCTGGCCTGTCCATGCTGATGGGCGCTGCTGGTAAGGGTATCCGCCAAGTTGTTGGTCACATCGACGGTGATGTGATTAAACCTATTGTCCAACGTCAGTTCGTATACAACATGCGCTACGACGAGGATGAATCTATTAAGGGTGATGTACAAGTCATCGCCAAAGGCGCAATCAACTTGGCTGTCAAAGAGACTGTCAACGTGCGCCGTATTGAATTTCTTAACGCAACCGCCAATGAAATCGACATGTCGATTCTTGGTAAGGATGGTCGCGCCGCGATTCTTCGTGAAGTGGCTAAAGGGTTGCAGATGTCTGTGGATGAACTCATTCCATCTCGGGATAAACTTGCGTATCAAGGCCGCATAGCAGCGGCTGCTGAACAAACACAAGCTCTAGCTGCCCAACAGCAGCAACCAGCAGGTGCAGCACTTCAGCCTGATGGCACACCCAAAGGTGGTATGGAAGCAAACACAGTCATGAATCGCAGTGGGGGTCAACCGTGATACGTCCTGACCCATCAGTTGTAAAGGCTCTTTCTGTCGCTGTGCGTCAGCATCCAGAACTTCTGGACTGGTTGGCTACATGGCGTATGCACGAGCTAGAGCAACTACCATCTGCGGTAAACAACGCGGCATTGATGCAGGGGCGATGCCAAGTTTTGGGTGAGATTTACAAACTCGCCAAAGAGTCCCCTGAACTAGCGGCAAAGTTATGATATGACTCGCCGTCTAATCCACGCATACCGATAGGAGCGTTTTACTATGGCACTTCCAGAGCAAATTCGTAAACAGACCGAGGCAGTTCAAGAACTGTATAAGCAACTCAATGGTGATGGAACCAATGGCGAGGAACAAAATTCTTCCGCCGACGGTGGAACTCCGCCCAGCAATGATGCTAATACACGCACTCCGACCGCCGACGATGATGCTGGTTCGAACAATGCTGCCCAGTCATCTAGTGTTGAGCACACGAAAGATGATGGAAAAGGCTCAGAAGATAATTTATCTCAGAAATATCGCACTCTCCAAGGCATGTACAACGCCGAAGTTCCTCGCCTGCATGGGCAGAACAAAGAACTTTCAGGTCGTTTGCAGCAGATGGAGCAATTGTTGGCAACGATTTCTGCGCAACAGTCTTCAGGTCGCTCAGGGCAGGTCAGTATTGACCCGCTAGTTACTGAGAAAGACCAAGAGGAATATGGGGAGTCACTAGACGTTATGCGTCGTGTGACACGAGAGGAGTTAATTCCTGTCGCCCAGAAAATTGCACAGCTTGACCGTTTACTTCAGCAGTTTCAGACTAGCGTAGTGCCACAGGTGAATAACCTTGCACATCGTCAAGCCGCAACTGTCGAACAACAATTTTGGATGGAGTTGACAGGCTACATTCCGAACTGGAAAGCTATCAATGAAGACCCAGACTTCCAGTCTTGGCTTCTTGAGACTGACCCGTTGTCTGGTATTAGCCGCCAAACCATTCTTGAGGACGCTCAACGTGGCCTCGATGTGCGCAGAGTAGTTAACTTCTTTAAGTCTTGGCTTGAAATAACTGGACAAGTCACTGCTGCTCAAAACACCCGCCGGAATGTGTCTGCTTCCGAGTTGGAACGCCAAGTTGCCCCCGGTAAAGGGCGCAGCACAGGTAACCCAACAGGAACAAACGCCAAGACCTACAGCCCTGATGACATCAAAACCTTTTTCAACGATGTTCGTCTAGGCAAGTACAAAGGACGTGAAGCAGAGCGTGACCGCACCGAACGTGACATTTTCTCTGCACAGAGAGAAGGTCGCATAATTGTTAACGCTTGATTAGAGGAGTAATATCATGGCATTTCCCGTAGCCGCAGGCCGCCCGAACTATTCGGGTAACTTCATTCCAGAAATCTGGTCTGGTAAACTCATCGAGAATTTCTACGACGCCACCGTGCTCGCAGCAATCTCTAACACTAACTACGAAGGTGAAATTCGTAAAATGGGTGACACGGTTAACATCCGTACCACTCCTGAAATCACTATCAAGACTTACGTTAAGGGCCAAACCCTGAGCGTTGAGAATCCTGATAAACCAAAAATCCAATTGGTTATCGACAAGGGCGAGTACTTTGCCTGTATCGAAGACGACGTGGATAAGGTTCAAGCCGATGTGAACATGATGGACACTTGGTCTAAAGACGCTTCTGAGCGTATGAAGATTAAGATTGACCAACGTGTTTTAACAGATATTCTTCCAAGCATTTCTGCCTCGAACAAAGGTGCATCTGCTGGTCGTATCTCTGGCAACATTGACTTGGGTACATCTGGTTCGGCTATCGCTATTACTAAGACCAACGTCCTTGAATACATCGTAGACATGGGCACTGTTCTTGACGAAGCAAACTGCCCTGAGTCTGAGCGTTTCTTGATTATTCCAGCCAAGATGGCTGGTTACATTAAGAAGTCAGACCTGAAGGATGCTTCTATCACTGGTGACAGCGTTTCTGTGTTGCGTAACGGTCGCTTGGGCATGATTGACCGCTTTACTGTCTATGTAAGCCACAACTTATCTGTGACTTCTGGCAAGTTCAGCATCATTTCTGGTCACAAGATGGGCTTTACTTTTGCTTCACAGATGACTGAGATGGAGTCTTTGCGTGCAGAGTCTACTTTCGGTAACGTCATTCGTGGCTTGCAAGTTTACGGCTACCAAGTTGTTAAACCTGAAGCATTGGCACAAGGTATCGTTACTTTAGCGTAACCAACTGGGGGGCTTCGGCCTCCCGTTTTTAACTTTTTTGGAGATTTAAAATGGCTACATACACTGACTCTCTGGGCTTTAATAAAGGCTCGGCTGCTTACCCTGCGGATTCTCTTAATAAGACTGTTCGTTTGGAAATTACGCTTGATTTCCCTGCAATCATTGCGGCGCGTCTTGCTGCTGGTGCTACTGCACTGGCTGCTTCTGATGTGATGGAAATTATCCCTATCCCTGCTGGCACTATCGTGTCTAACGTAGGTATGGTGGTAACTACTGCCGCTGGCGTCACTAGCACCATTTCTATCGGTGACGGCTCTGCCGCCGCTGGTTACTTGGCTGCTACTTCAGCGAACGCTACTGGTACTTCTGGTGGTGTTCCTGTGTTGTCGTCTGGTGCATTTGCTCCCACTCTGAGTGGTGGTAAGGTGTACGCTGCTGCTGATACTATCGACATCACGCTTGGTACTGCTGTACCAGCCGCTGCTGTTGTGCGTGTCTTCGCATTGTTGACAGACATCAACTAAAAGGTGGGGGGCTTTAGCCCCCCTTCTTACATAGGAGAACAATATGTCAAAAGGTGTAGAAGTACTTCAAGTAACCGCCGATGGTCTTGCCATCACAGGGCGTTTTTATCTAAGGCAAGTGTGTGTAGTGCATAAGGGCAGCGGAGATGTCGATGTAGACATCTACGACCAACTTACTGCTCCCGCTGGTGGGGATACTCCGCACTGCCAGATTCCTGCTTTAGGTAAGGGCGTGAACACCATACCTGTTCCGACTCCCGGCATGTTGTTCCTTACTGGGGCGTATGTTGATTTACCTACCAACACAAGCATCGTGTTGTTCTACGAGAAAGCCTAATCATGGCTACCAAAGACTCCCGACTTGAGCGTGCTGGAGTATCAGGCTATAACCAGCCTAAGCGTACTCCGGGCCACCCGACTAAAAGCCACGTTGTTGTGGCGAAGTCTGGCACTGAGGTGAAGACGATTCGCTTCGGGCAGCAAGGTGTCAAGGGTGCTGGTGCAAATCCGACGACGGCTTCTGAGAAGGCTCGTAAAAAGAGCTTTGAAGCACGTCATGCGAAAAACATTGCCAAAGGCAAAATGTCTGCGGCATACTGGGCGGACAAGGTGAAATGGTGAAAGAAGTTTGGGATAAACCAAGACCTAAAGGACTCGGTAAGCCGAAGCCTTTAACGCCTGAGCAGAAAGCAAAGGCGAAAGCGGCGGCTAAGAAAGCGGGGCGCAAATACCCTAACTTGGTCGATAATATGAGAGCAGCAAAAAAGTAAGGAGAGTTGCATGGCACGTTACCTGCGAAACAAACGAGATGGTTTCATTTACGATTACACTGACTTGTTGGCTGAGAACCCATTGGTTGAGGAAGTAACTGAGGAAGAAGCGTTTCCTGAGAAGTTCATCCCAAAGAAACAGACTGGTCGTAAGACAGGCTTAAAGCTAGAGACTCCTGAGGAAGAAATCCCAGTTGAACCTCCTGTTGAAAACCACGAACTCAACGCTGATGCTTCTAAGGGATTACCCGAATGATACTCAATGATGTAGTCACCGAGGCTCGCCGCCTTTTACAAGACATTAGTGCACCCCAACGCTACAGCGATGCGGTGTTACTTGGCTTTGCCAATCAAACGCTCAAGCGTATGTCTGTATTGCGCCCTGACCTCTTTGCCTACATCGGGGATATTCCATGCACGGCAGGGTCTGTTATTCAGTCCCCTCCAATCGAGTCACTTCGTGTTGTGGAAATCTTCCAAGTCAAAGACGGCTCAGGTGTAACGGAAGTTGACCGTACCGCCCTTGACCAGACGTACCCCGGCTGGATGAATGATGCTGCTGGCCCAACGGTCAACTGGATGCGTCATGTGCGCAACCCCAACAAGTTCTTTATCTATCCCAAAGCCCCCGCAGGTCTAGTCCTTATTGGGGAATACGCACAGACTCCCCCTAACTACGCTGGTGTAGACACTGTGGCTTTGTTGCCCGATGCTTTCTTCCCTGTTGTGGTTGACGGTACTGTGTTCTTAGCTGAATCCGTAGATAATGAGCATGTAAACTCTAACCGTGCGCAGTTGTTCCAACAAGCATTTACCCAAGCACTTGGTGTGAGCGCACAGGCAAGGTCACTGACTGACACGGAAGAAGCGGGTCTATCTAAAGAACAGGTAATCGCCTCATGAGTACTCGCACATTTCTCTCGTTGGCTACACGCCTTGCGGCAAGTGTACCGGGCTGTCCGCAGCCAATCTTAGAGCAACATATTCGTGATTCAGCGATTGAGACGTGCGAGCGTACGCTTGCATGGCGTTATCAGCAACCTTCAATCCGTTTGACCCCGGGCGTGTACGAGTATCCGTACAACAACCCAACTCAGACTGAAGTTCACGCCTTCCTTACAGCCACAGTAAATGGTGCACCACTCTCGCCTTTAACGCTTGAGCAGTTGTATGACACCTACCCACAGTGGCCTGATTTAGATGTAAACCAACGGGCTGACCCGAAGTTTATTTGTCAGCTAGACCCTGACAGCTTTGTTCTTGCCCCACTACCTGATAGCTCTGTATCGTACGACCTCAGGATGATTGTGGTTCTAAAGCCTTTACGTACGTCTACAGGCATGGACAAGACAATCTTTGATGACCTAGAGAACGTCATCATGCACGGTGCGTTGCAGCACCTCCTCGTCATGCCAAACAAAAACTGGAGTGACCGTGAGTTGGCTACGTATCATGCCAAGCAATATCTTTCAAAAATAACCGAGCGCAGAGCAAGAGCTAATCTAGGTGCAGCCCGTGCCTCGATGAGCGTGCAGATGCGCCCTTTAGCGTGAGGACAATATGGCTGCTGATGTCATTCGTTTAGTAGAAGGTGATGAGAAGCCAGTCATTGTTGTTACGTTGACTGACGACTTAACTGGTTCGCCTATTGATTTATCTCTGTCCACCACGGTTGTCACAATTAAGTTCAGAGAATCTGGTACAACTACACTGTTGTCCACTATTAGCACCTCTAAGCTGAGTGGTGGTACGACTGGGCAGATACAATTTAATTTTGCTGGTGGTGTGCTTAATGTAGACCCCGGCATGTACGAAGGCGAGATTGTGATTAACTTTAACGGTGAAGTACAGACTGTGTATGACACTCTACGCTTTACGGTTAGAGAGAGCTTCTAATGGCTAATATCCGTGCTTCTGCTGCTGCAACAACTTTACTGGTAGCTGCCGTTTCGGCAGTCTCTATCGGTATTGCTGCTGCGGGTGGAGTTACGGTTACAGCCCAGCCGGATACGGTTGTCCGTGCGTCTGCGTTTGTTGTACCCACCACCACGTTGGAGAATCAGACTGTACAGATGTCTGACTTCCGTGCGTTCTTTATTGAGCAAATCAGTATTGACGTAGCTACAGCTACGGATGACGTGGCAATTTCATTCGATACCTCGTTCACAGACTCTGTGACGATGACTGATGCAATCAATCGGATGTTCTATGGCAACATCGACTTTGACCCACTAGACCCTGATGCCGACCCTGACCCTATCGTCATGGCGGACGTAAATGCAAAGAACGTAGGGAAAACCCTTACAGATACAACTACAGCAACGGATAGCCTAGCAAAGACTCCCGGCAAGGCGGTAACTGACTCAGTTACTTCTGCCGATGTAATCACCACCAAAGATGTTGGCAAGTCACTGACTGACACGGCTACCACTAACGACATCATCAATACATTCAACACAGACAAAGTTCTTGTTGATAGTGCGACGGCTACAGACGCAGCGGCTAAAGACTTCACACGTCCTAATGTTACCGACTCAGTGACTACGGCTGATGATTCTTCACGCCAACCCGAGTTGGGTAAGACCGAGACAGTAACTGCTTCTGATACGCTGAACAACTTCGATATAGGGGTAAACCCTAGTGATGCAGCAACAGCAACGGATGCGGTCAACACTTTTGCAGTCAATAAAGTTCTGGCTGATACCGTTGAGATGACGGACTTTATTGCTAAGACACCGGGCTATGAGTTTGACTTTGACGTAGTGGATGCTGACGCTGACCCAGACCCAGTGACTATGGGTGATGTGATGGCTAAGTCGCTTACTCGTCCTAACATTACAGACACGGCTACTGCTATTGATGCCCCAGCCTTTACAGTGGGTGATGTACAAACTGATTCTGTGACTATGGCAGATGCCGCAGCCTTTACAGTAGGTGATGTACAGACAGACTCTGTAACTGCAACAGACGCAGCGGCTCTTACTTTTGGTAGTGCTCAGACTGACTCAGCTACAGCAGCCGATGCTATCAGTACGTTTGCTCTGAACAAGACCCTTACAGGGGCAGATACAGTGGATATGGCAGATGTCATCACTACGTTTGCTTTGGACAAGGTACTTACAGACACAGCGACTATGGCTGATGCCATTAACCTGATACTGACCCTTGGGCAATCGTCGCCTCTGTACGATTGGGCTTTTACATCTGATGACAAGTTTACGTACTTCCAAGTACCGGGAACTATCAATAGCCACCTAATCCATCAACCGCTTATAAACGGTGAATTTGTGCTGACAACTGACCCCAATGCTGGTATTGTTTATACAATACGCACGGAGTCGTACAGTTACATGTTTGCTGGATACGGCCTAAACGAAAACCAACTCAACTAAGGAGTAAATCATGTTTAACGACGCAATCAAAATGACAGGTAACCTGAAGCTCGTTCTCACTGACGAGCACGGCAATGTCAAGCAAGAAGAAGAAGTAAAGAACCTAGTGGTAACAGTAGGTAAAAACTTTATTGCTTCTAGCATGGCTAAGACCACAACCAACAGTCCAGCGGCGATGACGCATATGGAAGTTGGTACTGGCACAACCGCTGCTGCGGTAGGTGACACTGCTCTTGAAACTGCTGTTGGAAGTTCGCGTGTGACGTTGACTTCAACAACTGTGACTACAAACAACGTAGCGTATGTTGCTACATTCCCAGCAGGTACAGGCACTGGTGCATTGACTGAAGCAGGTATTTTTAATGCTGCGTCTACTGG